ACTTATGTTAATGTTTATGAACCTTATCATGAAAGAACTGCAGGAAGTATTGTTCGATTTAGAGGACCTAGTAATGCAACTGGATTTCAAAATGTTCCAAGTTTTAATAACGTAACAGATATTAGTAATTCAAACGGTTTTACCATTACACTTGGCAAAATAAATTCTAGTGGTAATGTATCAAATACAACAAATTATTATTACTTTACTAGCACAAGTAATGCTACAACAAGTGGTATCAGTGGAGGAGGAGATAATTGTACATCGGGTCCGGTGACATTATCAGCTTAATATGACATACGCAGAACTAGTACAAAAGATTAGAGATTATACAGAAGTAGATTCAAATGTATTAACATCTACAATTGTAAATGGGTTTATTGAAAATGCAGAGTTTAGAATATTTAGAGATGTGGATTCTGATAACAATAGAAGATATGCTACAACTAATTTAATTGCTTCACAAAGATACATTGATATTCCAAATAATTTATTAGTAGTTCGATCAGCTCAAATTGTAAATGGTGGCTCAGGTTCTACTAGAAATTTTTTAGAATATAGAGATACTAGTTTTATGTCTGAATATAACTCTACGGGAACTACTGGAGAGCCAAAATACTATGGGATGTGGGATAAGGATACCATTGTTTTAGCTCCTACACCAGATTCTGCTTATGAAATTCAATTAAATTATATCTTGAAAGATGAAGGTTTATCGAGTACAAATACACAAACATACCTAAGTAAGTATTTTCCCAACGGACTTTTGTATGCATGTTTAGTTGAAGCTTATAGCTTCTTAAAGGGGCCAAATGATCTCTTGCAATTATACGAAGGAAAGTATAAACAAGTGGTTGAAGGCTTCTCAATTGAACAAATGGGAAGACGAAGACGGGATGAATATCAATCTGGTGTTCCTCGTGTCGGCGGAAAATAATAAGGAGATAAACTATGGCTATAACACAAGCAATTGCAAATGCGTTTAAAAAACAATTACTAGAAGGTGATCACAATTTCGCTTTCGGTGGTGATAAGTTTAAACTAGCTCTTTATACTTCTTCGGCTACTCTAAACTCAGCGACTACTGCTTACGCAGCAACTAACGAAGTTGGTAACAGTGGATCTTACGCTGCTGGTGGTGGAGCATTGGTGCAACCAAATCCAAGTACATCGGTTGCATCAGGTGTTGCTATTGTTGATTTCAATGATTTATCATTTACATCAGCAACAATCACTGCAAGAGGAGCTTTAATCTATAACACATCTTCAGCTACAACTAATGCAGCTGTTGCAGTTTTAGATTTTGGAAGTGATAAATCTAGTACATCAGGAACTTTTACAGTTGTTTTCCCAGCATTTACAACTTCTGCAGCTATACTAAGAATCTCAGGATAATTTTTCAGAGATTTTTATCTCTGTTAAATACTAAGGAGATTTTTAAATGGCAGGTTGGAATGGTGACTATACCTGGGGTGCAGGCACCTGGGGTATAGGAAGGGTTGATGTATCTGTAAATCTTACTGGACAAGCTCTCACATCAAATTTAGGAAATGAAACTGTTACAGGTACAGGAAATGTAACTTTAACAGGACAGATTCTTAGTGCCAATTTAGGAAATGAAACTGTTACAGGTACAGGAAATGTATCTGTAACAGGACAGATTCTTAGTTCCAATTTAGGAAATGAAACTGTTACAGGTACTGCTAGTGTAAATTTAACAGGACAGATTCTTAGTGCCAATTTAGGAAATGAAACTGTTACAACAGATGTTGATGTAACTTTAACAGGACAGATTCTTAGTGCCAATTTAGGAAATGAAACTGTTACAACTGATGTAAGTACATCAGTTACCGGTCAAGCTTTAATATCAAATTTAGGTAATGAAACTGTTACAACAGATGCAAATGTATCTGTAACAGGTTTATCTTTTACTGCCAATTTAGGAAACGAAACTGTTACAACAGATGTTGATGTATCTGTTAATGGTCAACTACTTTCAATGCAAGAAGGTCTTGCAGGGATAGTTACAGATGTAAATGTTTCATTAAATGGTGAAATCCTTTCAACTAATTTAAACAGTGTAACTGTAGATTTAAATACTCCTGTAAATGTTACAGGTGAAATTCTTACTGCAAATTTAGGAAATGAAACTGTTACAACAGATGTTGATGTATCTGTTAATGGTCAAGCTTTAACATCAAATTTAGGTAATGAAACTGTTACAGGTACTGCTAGTGTAAATTTAACAGGTCAAGCTCTTACAACTAATTTAGATTCTGTTACTATTTTAATCAGTAATGATGTATTCCCAACTGGAGAAGTAATGTCTTCAGCATTGGGTTCTGTATCTATTACTGCTAATGCAGATGTAAATTTAACAGGTCAAGCTTTAACATCAAATTTAGGAAATGAAACTGTTACAGGTACTGCTAGTGTAAATTTAACAGGACAGATTCTTAGTGCCAATTTAGGAAATGAAACTGTTACAGGTACAGGAAATGTAACTTTAACAGGTTTATCTTTTACTGCCAATTTAGGAAACGAAACTGTTACAACAGATGCAAATGTATCTGTAACAGGTCAAGCTTTAACATCAAATTTAGGTAATGAAACTGTTACAACAGATGTTGATGTATCTGTTAATGGTCAACTACTTTCAATGCAAGAAGGTCTTGCAGAGATAGTTACAGATGCAAATGTATCTGTAACAGGTTTATCTTTTACTGCCAATTTAGGAAACGAAACTGTTACAACAGATGCAAATGTATCTGTAACAGGTCAAGCTTTAACATCAAATTTAGGAAATGAAACTGTTACAGGTACTGCTAGTGTAAATTTAACAGGACAGATTCTTAGTACCAATTTAGGAAATGAAACTGTTACAGGTACAGGAAATGTAACTTTAACAGGTTTATCTTTTACTGCCGATTTAGGAAACGAAACTGTTACAACAGATGCAAATGTATCTGTAACAGGTCAAGCTTTAACAGCTACTTTAGGTGATGAATCATCAACAATAGATATTGATGTTAATATCACAGGATCATTACTTTCTATGCAAGAAGGCGATGAATCAATTACCGGCGATGCAAGTGTTACATTAACAGGTCAAGCAATGACAGCTGCTTTAGGCACTGTAGATGTTGCATCTGCGGTTGAATTAACAGGTCTTGCAATGACTATGCAAGAAGGTGATGAAGGAACTACTGGAAATGCTATAGTCAATTTGACTGGATTTAACTTGACAATGGGACAAGGTAGCCTTAAAACTGTTATTTGGAACCCAGTGAATACCGGTACAGCTCCAGTTTGGACTGAAGTTGACACTGCCGCATAAATTTAATATTATGAATTATTTAAGGAATTAAAATATGGCAAATACCACATCAACCACTTTAAAATTAACGGTTCAAGCAACTGGTGAAAACTCAGGAACTTGGGGCCAATTTACAAATACAAATTTACTTATTTTAGAACAAGCTATCGGTGGTTATGATGCCGTTGGTGTTACTTCAGGAGCTACTTTAACTTTTTCAAATGGAGTTTTATCAAATGGTAAAAACCAAGTTTTAAAATTAGTAGGAACAATTACTGGAAACGTAAACGTTACTATTCCAGATGGAATTGAAAAAACTTATATTGTAAACAATGCAACTACTGGAGCACATACTGTTACATTTAAAACAAGTTCAGGATCAGGTGTTACTTGGGGTGCAACAGATAAAACTACAAAAATAGTTTACACAGATGGAACAGACGTTTTAGAAGGAGTTTCTGCAACAAGTCCTGGTGGAACTGACAAACAAATTCAATTTAATGACAATGGTTCTTTTGGTGGTATCACCATGGGAACTGCAGGGCAAGTTTTAACTACCGATGGTACAACTGCATCGTTCGGTGATATTTCTGGTGGTGCATCTTGGCAAGCGGTTATTACTGCTGACCCAGCGAATGCTGTTGCAGGTAATGGATATTTTTGTAATACAACAGGTGGAGCCTTTACTGTAACTCTTCCAACTTCAGCATCAATTGGTGATTTCATTTCATTCATTGATTATGCAGGAACATTTGACACTAACAATCTAACTATCGGTAGAAACGGACATAACATTCAAGGTACAGCTGCAGACTTAACTGTTGCAACTGAAAGAGCAGGATTTACTTTAGTGTATGTTGACTCTACTCAAGGTTGGCTGCTACAGAATAATTAAGGGAGGTTGAATGACAACCTTTAAAGAAATCAGAGGCCAGCTAATCAGATCGGTTAGCAGTGACCCAGCTAATCCACAAGAGGGTCAGATTTGGTATAATAATACTATTGGTGTATTGAAAGGATATCTATCTATTGGTGGTGTTTGGGCATCAGGTGGATCATTAAATACGGCTAGAGGTAATGGTGGTTCATCAGGAACTCCAACAGCTGCAGTTTATTTTGGAGGAGCCCCTTTAACTACACCCACCACATCAAGTGCTACTGAAAACTATGATGGTTCAACCTGGACAACTAGTGGAGCTTTATCAACAGGAAGATCAGAATTTGGTGGAACAGGAACACAAACCGCTGCTTTAGCAGTTGCTGGTAATACTCCTGGTGGTGGAGGACCTGGATTAAATTTAACTAATGCAGTAGAAGAATACAATGGCTCATCTTGGACAGCTGGTGGAAATTATCCTGTTTCTATAAGGCAAAATGCAGCATTTGGAGTTCAAACAGCTGCTGTTTCTTTTGGAGGTAATCCAGCTGGAAGTTCTGTAACTACAACAAATGAATATAACGGTTCAACTTGGACAGGTAGTGGAGCTCTAATAACTTCACTTAGATATGTATCAGGGGCTGGAATTGAGTCTGCTGGTGTAGCACTACTTGGATATAGCGATGGTATTCCAGGTATTTATGCAACGGCTCAAAATTACAATGGAAGTAGTTGGACAACTGGTGGAACTTTAAATAATAGTAGATTTAATGGAGCTGCATCAGGATCTTCTAGTTCTGATGTGTTTGCT